TGCTTAGTAATAGAGCCTGCGTGTGCTTTAGGTTGCCAGTTTTTAGGTAATCTATTAGACACTCTTTCAATAATTTTCATTGCATATTCATGAATCTTTCTAGGTATTCTCATTGATTGAGTTAAATTTAAAATTTTTCCTTTTTGGGTTATGAAAGAATCTACATCTGCTCCAGCCCATCTAAAAATAGCCTGGTCATCATCACCTGCAATAAAAGAATCATTTGTATCAAAACTATTTACCATATCCCATTGCATTCGAGATAAGTCTTGTGCTTCATCTATAAACACTACATCAAATTTTGGAGATTTGTCCGACTTAACAAAGTCTAATATCATATCATTATAATCTATAAGACCGTATTCTTTTTTATATCTACGTAATTCATTAGCTATAATAATAAGTTTATCATATTCTAATTTTTGATTGTGTTCTTTTAAATTAAATTGTTGATCTAAAGTAATATTTCTTAATTTAGCTAAATGTATAATTCTTAAGTAATCACTTTTAGTTGTAAATAAACCAGTCTCCTCATCATCCCAATCATTATAATCAATTGGTATTTGAATTTTCTTTCCTAAATCCTCGTAGTGTCTACGTTGCATAACATTTTCTTTGTTAATTCCTAAACGTCTAAACGCTAATGAATGTAAAGTTCTAAAGTATGGAAGATCATCTTCAGTTAAGTTAAATTTTTCAATTGCTCTGCCCTTGGCTTCGTTAGCTGCTTTTTTAGTAAAAGCAAAATAACCTACTTTATCTGGATCAGTTTCTTTTAAATAATCATCTACTTTATTTAAAAGCGTATGAGTCTTTCCTGTTCCAGGGGGTCCTAATACTATTGTTTTCACTAAAAGGCATCTTTCGGTTTAAGTTGTTTTTCTTGATAAACTTTTTCTGGTTTTTCAAATGCGTCTACGATCATTACGCTTGGTCTTTTCTTACCAATATAAATTCTGTCATCTTTACAACCACAATGTTGTATTAATAAATCCTGCGTAGTTTGATGTTTTTCTGGCCATTTTCTTCTTTGTAAATAACCATGAAAAAATTTGTTAAATATAAAATGATGTTTGCTTTCATGAGTCCAAACGTTTCCTAAAAATATTTCTTCTTTATTTGTTGTTGCTGCTGAATCATTAGTACAATATTCTTCTAAATGATCTTTTAATTGTTCAATTAGTGATGATCCAATTGGTGCCTTTATAAGTTCTACTCCTGCAAGGAGCATATCTGTATATTTTTCAAATTCTTTAACAGTGATTCTTGGTGGTTTTCTATTAATTTGTTTTGTAACTGTTCTTCTAAATAATCTTTGTTCTAATAAAGAATCAATAGTGTCTAATTTTACTCTTTCTCCATCTACATTAACCCAGTAATATGGTTCGTCTAATTCTACTTTTTGTAAATCACTTAATGTAGGAAATACTGATTCTCCCCCTATTCCAAATTTTCTAGTCTTACATAATAATTTATCACAATGATTACACATAGGCTCTTCATTACATTTAAAACCTAAATCTTTTTTACTATGAAATTTTATTTTATCTTGAATAACTTTATCTTCTAGAGGTGTAATAAAATGATTATAATTAAATTGATTTATTTTTCTAGGCCATTCTTCTGGCCATTTTCTTTTTGCATATTGAATGAATTGATAAATGACTCTATCTCTTCCATCATCTAGTTTGCTTTGTGTTAATGATTCTAAACAAGGAGGACCATCACTAAATTCTGATTGTGGTCTTTTAACTTCTAATTTTTCTAATTGTTCTGGTGTTAATCTATTTCTTTCATATAAATCGTAGAAAGCTTGTAGGTCAATAGCTTCACCAGTTTCCCCAAAGCAATATCTTGTTGTATCATCGCCATTAAAATATGGTAAATTTAAGAAATTTCCTGTATCATCTTTCGATTTTAATTCTATCTGTTTTGGAAAAACTTCTGATCCACCATAACCTAATACTGCACTGATAGATAAAAGTTTATCTCTCATTAATTTTGCTTCAACTGGCACAGTCGTAAAACAAAATACATGTGCTCCACCTGATTTAGATCTAAATACTATTAGTGGTAATTTTAAACTTTTAATTTTGTTAATTAATTTTTGATGGTCAAATCCTGCATACGAGTCTATATCTACACAACCCCATTTACATTTATTATCATCATTGATTGGAATAATACCTAAACTTGGTTCTCTACCTTGTAGATGAAATAACCAATGGTCATCAGTGACCATTTCTCTTTGTACAAAAGATTTTCCTTTAATCTTTTCTCCATCTGCACCTTTTTTGTCAACATAAGTGACACCATGTGCTCGATCTAATCCTTGAAATATACTTTTAAAATTTTCTACAGACATAACTTTCAAAGTGGGCGTATCCACTCTCGCTTAGACGCCCACTACCTAGGATTCGGTTAGTACGGTGTTGTACTTGAAGTTTCCTCAGTTCCATGTTTCGCCTGAATTTCACCTTTGCCAACTCTTTCAGCAAAGTTTTTCGCGATATCATAAACTGATTTATCTGTAACAGGCCCAACTTTAGACACATCCCATCCAAACCATGTTCCTTTGTCATTAGACATCTGAACAGTTTTTAGATTATAAATATGGCTATATGTTGGCGGAGTAAATAATCCGTTTTTGCCCTGCATTTTAATACCCATCATCATTGAGTTCCATTTTCTACTAATTTTTAATTGAGTAGCTTTCATAGAAATCAAAGCTGTTGTAGGACTGTCACCTAACAATATTACGAAATGGTTCGCAGTGTTCTCCAAGTAATTACCATTTGGTAATCTATCCTTGTAAGATTTATCACGAGTAGTTGTACTCACGATATCACTGTCTGCCTCGTGAATTGCTACTGGAGCACCAGTGCTTTGTCCACGATCTTGCCATTCTACGTACTGTCTTTTGTAGAAAACTGGTACAATATTAATATTATTATACAGTTCATTGGTAACAGTATTTATTATTTTGCCTGGCTCTGCGCCTTCGACATATTTCCCATGAGTTTTATTTACCTCAGGAGATAATTGTCCCAAAACCTTTAAGAAAGGTAACGCAAGATCTTCTTGCGATATGTTTTGAGCACCTTTATTAGCATCAGCTTCAAAAATATTCGCTGCTAATGCTCCTTCTTTTTTTGTTGCTACTTGGTTCATGTTTATTTGTTCCTTTTTATTGTAGTCTTATTTCCAACAAATATGTTGAAAAGTTC